GCAAGCCAAACAACTACGAGAGGCAGAAATAAAAAAACTGCGTGATAAATCATATAAGATGAAGGAGAATAAAAAGATATGGAAAAAAACTAATGCTGCCTCCTTTATTAAAATTGATGACGTAGACTATCTTCTAAACAATAATATGGATGTAACGGGGCTACGTGCCTATAAAGGATATCGTAAAGATGAAAAGTAATAAAATAGAACACACTCAACATATTGATGAGTCTGTTGAATATATTCTACAGAATCGCTCAGGATGGTCACAATTTACCAACTGGGCACGGGAGAAATACCACATTAATAATAGACAAGCTAATGACTTGTGGAAAAAATGTTGGGACATTATTAATGTTGACTTTGAAGATAGTATCAAAGATACAATTAATAAAACACTACTTGAATTAGAACAAGTAAAATTAGCCGCCATTGAAGATAATGATAGACGTATTTGGTTAGAAACAATCAAGTATCAAAATAAGATACGTGGTGGTGAGATTGAACGTCAGGAAGTTAAGGTTACAGGAAATGTTGTATTAAGCTGGGGTACTGATCCTGGTTTAGCTAAATTAGAGTCAGACGATAGAGAATGGCAAAGTAAAATGTAAGTAAATGAATGTTACGTTATTTACACCACATATTGGGCAACAAAAAATTATTGATAGGTTTGCAGATAGTGCTCATAAGTTTGGTGTGGTTGCTACTGGTCGTCAGTTCGGCAAGTCATTACTTGCACAGAATTTGATGCTATATTGGTTATTGTCAAATAAGGGACAAAAGGGAGCTTGGGTTGCTCCAATCTATAATCAGTGTAAAAAAGTATTCAATGAAATAACCAATGCAGCATATGAAATTATTACTAAACAAAATAAGTCTGATCTTACTATTGAGTTCGTTAATGGTTCTACTTTGCAGTTTTTATCAACCGATAACTACAATACAATTAGGGGCTTTTCCTTTAATTACATGGTGGTGGATGAGGCCGCATACGTTCGAGAAGAAGCTGTTAATGAGGCTATATTCCCTACCTTATCGGCTATTGGGAAAAAATGTTTAATTATTAGTACACCAAAGTCTAAAAATTGGTTTTATACCTATTTTATACGCGGGTTAGGTGAAAATAACGACATTATATCATTTAGGGGAGTAAGCGCAGATAACCCGCATATAGACGTAAATTACATACAGGAACAATCTAAATCATTACCTGAATCAATTTACAAACAAGAGTATCTGGCTGAATTCACAGATGCTGGTTCTGATGTATTTACTAATGTTGAAACAGTATGTATAATAAATGGATGGACTGAACCCAGAAACGGAGAGAGATATTTTGCTGGCCTCGATTTCGGCTTGTCAAACGATTTTAGCGTATGCACTATTATATCAGAGTCTGGAAGAGTATGTCGCATTGAGAGAATCAATGGATCCTCTTATGCTGAGATTGCGAAATCGTTTACAACCCTACTTAGAAGATTTAAAATTACAGCAGGATTTGCTGAAGTCAATGGGCCAGGACTACCCGTATTTGAATTGATAGGTAAGGAAATACGAGCATTAAGAGAATTTTATACCTCAAATGAAAGTAAAAATCAAGGTATTAGAACGTTGATATATGACATTCAAGAGGGGATATTAGAACTGCCTAGTAAAGACTTATTCCCGCAGTTATATAACGAGTTAAACGCGTTTACTTATAAGGTTAATGCAACTGGTACAATATCATTTTCGGCACCTAATGGAATTAATGATGACTGTGTGATGTCCTTAATGTTAGCAAATGAAGCTAGAACTAAAGCAGTAGTAAAAAAATCAGGCATCTACATTGGTGGCCCCAAAATGGATATGCAAACAAAAGTTAACTGGGGTGGTAAATCATTTTAACTTAAGCTTGGCTTTCCAAAAAATAATCGTTACTATTACAATATGAAGAAATACAATAAGTATGGAGCAGCAAATAAGAATGCAATTAAGTTTGATTCTGAAATAATTACTGAATATAAAGGACATAAATTAGATGATGATATTCTAATGATTAGATGCTATAGCAAGAAAGATGAATGCTATGTTCTATATCAACCTAATTATAAAGAAAAACAAGTAGGAATTGCCCTAGATAGAACTACACCATTCTCAGATGCTGTATTGACCTGGTTAATTAATTCAGGTACAGCAGAAAAAATGATGAAAGAAATCTATCAGATATTGTGGGGTGAAAATACTGCAAATACAATTGTTAGGGAAGCGGTTGAGCTCCCTAAACTAGAGTATGTTGTAAGGAATTAATTTTTATCCTTAGTATTAGCTACAATTGTGTAGTACTGATCTAATGTCAGTGTAGTACGAGTGACAATAACAACTTTGTCCTCATAAATAAGTGCTTGGCGAGTTGATTTAGGTGTTTCTGAGATAGGGTGAGTAACCGAACACGAGACCATAACCAAACCAACTACTAATAAAATTAGTTTTTTCATACTCATAGATATTGTTGCGTAATATTATAGTCATATTTACGTAAAGGAGTCATATCTAAGTGTGGCCTACGTTTGGCTTATCATATACTATATGTTATATTTAGATATAATTAAAAAACAAATAGTTATGTACAAGACACAATTAGTTACGACCAAAGGAGATGTGATTCGCACTTTCGTATCAGCATCAAAACCAGCAACCCAAGCATACTCAACAATGGGTGGTGTAGAAGTAAATTACACTGACGCTGATACTAGTTTTACCATTATTGGTAACTTCAATATTATTGTAGAGAAAGTAGAAGAATAACTTGATTCTTTAAAATAGGGACATTATATTTATGTCATAGTCTAACATTAATGCTTTGGTGATGTTAGGTCATATGTGTGCATAAAAAAAATTAAAACTGTTCTTGCTTTTTTAGGTTTTATTCCCCTACGTTCGTGACATTTCGTAGGGGTTTTTTTTACTTAAGAGTCTTTAAAATTGTCACAACATATTTATGGTTATATGGAATTAAAGTTTAACATACCTGATTATTTAAGTATTAAGGATTGGAAATATCTTAACTCACTAGAGATAGAGGATGAGACTGAAAAAATGCTCAAATTTATTTCTCATACAACAGATATTCCAGAAGACACTATTATGTCTTTAAAACCATCAGATCTAACTGAGGTATATTCTACTATATTGAATCAATTGAGTGATGTGAGTCCTTCATTTTATCCTATAATAGAGATAAATAATCAATTATATGGTTATTCATCTATCTCAAAGATGACGTTAGCTGAATATGTTGATTTAAAAAGATTGGCTAAAAACCCAACAGCCAATATTGAAGAGATGATGGCTATACTTTACCGCCCTATTGAGAAACATTCATTTGATGGTATTGTGTGGGCTATAAAATCACAATTTAAGATAGGTACAGGCAATATAGAAAATCTATTTAATTACTACACATTAGAAAAATACGATTCTGCAACACGAGCCCAACGAACTGAGATAATGAAAGAGTTACCAGTAGCATTTGCATTAGGTGCGTTGAGTTTTTTTTTAGTTCTGAAAAACACACAATTGGTAAGTACCAATCTGTCTTTAAACCCCAAAATCAAGAAGGAGATGGAGATGATCAAGACTCTGAGCAAAGCAGGTTCAGCTCACATTGGGGATGGTTTGCTACAATTCATTACCTCTCAGAAACTTCCATCCTTTCAATTACCGGCGATAAAGCTATCACTGACTTAAACTTTATATTTGTACTTAACTATCTAGCATTTGAACAGGATAAAAAAGGAGTACAACAAAGAGAACAAAATAGACAATTACAAACTTATAAATTAAGATGACAAAAGAAATTATTCAACAAGCAAAAGGTATGATTGAGGAAGGATATGACCTTAACCAAGTATCAGCTATCTTAATGATTGATAAAGTCACATTAGCTAAGGCTATGGCTGAACCAGTTAAGAAAACTAAAGTTGAAACACCTCAAGAACCAGAATTACCAGGAGCTGAATTTAATGCTACTAGCTGGCTTAATGAAGAAAACATATGAAAACATATAAAGAAATAGTGACTGAATTTTCAGCATCGTGCGCTGCACACTTGGCAATCAAATCATTTGCTGAGGGTGCTCTTGACTATTTAGATGCTAGTTCACAAAACATACAATACCCGTATATATTTTTACGTCCACTAACCTCACCTGGAATTAATCTAAATGCAAATGGTATTAGTGGGACACGTACATTAACATTTGAATTATACTCAATGGATATTCCTAAATTAAGTGATGCTTCTCCATTGCAAATCAAATCAAATACTGAACAGTACATTTATGATATTATAGGGTATTTTAACTTAGGTTCAGCGCAACAAACCGAATTTATTACCCTACAAAATATTACTCCAGTAGATGAGGCCTTCAATGATAGAGCATACGGTTGGGTTGGTGTATTAAATTATACAGATATCGCAGTACTAGATTACTGTGCATTCCCTTCATTCCAGCAAAATGGCTAAGCAAACTACAGCTCTTAAATTAGAGAAACCTAAGGTTAGTAGACCAGGTATCCATTCTAAGACTAAAACTAGTCAATTAAAATCATCTAAGAATTACAAAAAATTATATAGAGGACAAGGCAAATGATACCTGTTGAATACTTAGCCACCACTGAAGAGTTAACTAAGATAGCCAATTCCTATAAGGAAGAAGCTATTCTTAAGTTATCTCAAAATGGTAGCAATGTAACAGGTAAATTAGCTGCATCTATTAAAGTACAACCTGCTCGAGTAACTGAAACCTCAGTTGTTATTCCAGTTACAATGTTGAAGTATGGTGATTATGTAGATGATGGAGCTGAACGACGTGAAGGTAAACAACCACCAGTACAAGATATTGTTAGATGGGTTAAACAAAAAAGAATATCAGTACCTAATCAATTTAAAAATGTAGAACAATTTGCTTGGGCAATTGCTTATAATATAGGAAAACAAGGTCAACGTTTTAAACGTGCAAGACCATTTATTGAACCCGCGCTTAATTCTGTTAGAGAACAGTATATTAACAGCGGTCAGTTAGCAAGCGCCGTAGCTATTGATTTAGACAGAAACATTCAAATAAACATAGATAATACACCAGGATTAAATGGCAATTAGTATTTCACAATTCCCAACTTCACCTAATATGGCGAACAACAATTTGTTGTTCACTGTATCCTCTAATTCTGCTTCAGCTGCTCAATTTCAGTATATTGTAGATATTACTTTAAGTGGTTCAAGTACTGTTTTACAAAGAATAAAACAACAACCAAACCCATTTGGGTATGGTGTATTTGATATAGGTCAAATTATTTCAAACTACTTAGATAGTGATAATTCATGGAAAGCAGCTCCATTCGTTACAGCTAGTGAAGCTGGTAAACGTTTCCAAGTTAAATTTGGTGAAGAATACGCTACCTCAATTTCAGGTACTGCTATCTCATATACTGGTATTGCTGCTGTAACAGGATCACCTGCTACAACTGCTTCTGCTTACTACTATATTGCAAATGGTTTAGTTGATCCTTATGATAAGGTGAATTGGAACTGGCCTTCAGCTTCATACTACATTGATGCTGCTGTTTCTGGTTCAAGTTCATTTAGTTATCAACACGCGTTAACTAACGCTCCTCTTACTCAAAGCATACAAGACGGTGAATACGCAACAATATCGCTTATAAACGGGAATTTTAACGGTTCTACAACGGCAGCTCAAGACATATTTGCTGTTAGAGTTCGTTCATATGATGCTACTGGTAGTTTACTTGATGATGTTGATTTATCTAACTTAGTTCCTAATGGAGGAGGCCCTCGTGCTAATGGTACTCAAGTATGGAGTTCAGTAGCGGCCAACCAAACAGCAGGAACACAATTATTGACTGTAGGGATTGGTCCTCAAAATTTAAGTAATGCTGGAGACCCTTTATTAGCTAACTGGGCATACTATATTGTACAGCCAGTAGGACAAGCATCTGCTGGAGTAGCTAACTATTCAGGTAGTTACGCTACATTAAGATTTGAAAAACAAGGACCACAATGTGGTTATGATGGAGTTAGATTTGCTTGGAAAAACGAATTTGGTGTTTGGGACTACTACACATTTACTTTACAAAATGATAAGTCAACTAACATACAACGTGAGGCATATAATCAAACGTTTGTAGATTACTCAACACCTAACCCAACTGTTTCTTATGATAAACAACGTAGAGGTATAAAGCAATTCTATAATAAATTAGTTGAAACTCAAACAGCTAATTCAAACTGGTTAACTCAAGCAGAGGCTGATTGGTTAAAAGAATTATTTTATTCTACAAATGTTTATCAACAAGATGGTAATGATTTCTTCCCTATAGCTATTACTTCAGTTGAGTTAATAGAAAAAACAAATCCACGTACTCAAAGAACATTCCAATACTTAATTGAATTCCAGCCTGCTAATCAGCCAAACGCTCGTCTATGATAATATTAAGAGTAACAAATGATAATGGTGTTGTAACTGATCTTACACCACTAGAGGATATTGACCTTAGGTTAGATATCTCTGCTATTGAAAATACTGAGATTGGGGTATCGTTTGGTATCTCATCTCAGGAATTTGCTATTGCTGGAGATAATATTGCTAACCAATTTTTTGGTAACCTATATAATTTAGGATCCACACCAGCTATTGCCTTACAAAATAGTGTTGACTGTCAAGTATTAACTGATGGTCAAGAAGTATTTACAGGTAAGCTTTATATCCGTAACATTATTACTGACCAAATAGGTTACACAATCTATAATGTAATTGTAGTAAACGAAACTATTGACTTTAAATATAGAATTCAAAATCTATCATTACGTGATCCTAAGTTTGATTGGAGCCAATATGATCACTTATTAACAGCAGCAAACGTAACAGGCAGCTGGTATGGTGATTTAAAGAGTGGTAGTGTTGTATATCCTAATATTAACTATGGACAGCCAGAAGGAGATAATACAGCTCCTAACTATGCTTTTGCAGGGTTAAACTCATTAGCTACTCTGGAGAATACAATTGATAATTCTGAGTCACCATTACGTTTAGTTGATTTTAAACCAGCCATTAAATTAAGAGATGTTATTGATATTATTTTCTCTGGTTCTTACACTAGTGGAAGTACAGGTTATCAATACACATCTTCATTTTTTACAAGCCCTTACTTTAATAATCTTTACTTATTAACTACCTCTAATGATCAGTTAGGACCTAATAATATAAACCCAGTATCTCAAAACTGTTGGGCTTACCTTTCAGGTTCTGTAGCACAAACCATTCTTTACAATATTGCTACTGAAATTGATTTTAACGCTGAATCATATGATAATGCAGGTAATTTTAATTTAACTACAAATGCATTCACAGCTGATGCTCAAGGCACTTATAAAATACAATCTCAAATTACATTTAATGTAAACAATTTTGCTAGTGATCCTACAACAGAGGTGCAACTATTATTAAGATTAAATGGTGGTGGATTCCCTGTTTCATTAGGTACTAGATTCAATCCTTTAGCATCAAATAATACATTATTAGGTAGTGCTACAATTAATCTAAATCCAGGTGATTATATTGAGGTTTATGCTATTTTAAGAGGACCAAATACTCAAACACTATCAATTATACCAGGAACACCAACTCAAACATTTGCTGCTATACAAGGTCCTCCTACAGTTATTGGAGGTAATGTTAGTATGGCTCAACAGTTTTCTGATGATTTAAAAGCATTAGATTTGTTACAAGGTATAATTGAGAAATTTAACTTAGTAGTTGAACCAGTTCCTAATGCTAAAAACTTATTAAGAATTGAACCCTATAATGAATGGGTCGAGTCAGGCAATATTGTAAACTGGACTAATAAAGTAGATAGAGATGTTAATTTTGAAATTCAACATCCAGCAATTGAACAACCTCGTACTATTGTATTTAGTGATGAGGAAGATGATGATTATCTAAACTTATATACACAACAAACATTTGACAGAATTTATGGTCAATATGTTTATACTAGTGTAAGTGATTTAGCTGAAGGTGAAAGAAAAGTTGGTAAAATATTTGCCCCAACTCCTACAACTAATATCCCTAACTCAACTGAATTTATTATTCCTCACCTATGTACTAAGGTAGTAGGTAGTAATGACACATATCAGCCATTAGCATTTAAACCACGTTTGCTATATGGTATTGGATTAAAAGATGTTGAATCAGCTGCCGCTGGATATACTGGTAGTGCTTCATTAACTGGTTCATACTTCTTATTAGATGAAAATGGAACAGTAACTCGCCAAACAAAATGGTACCAAGTATCATCATTGAGTGAAACACCTATTTCAGGAGCTGCATTTGATTTACATTTCAATAATAATAATCAGGGAGCTGGAGCTATTCCTCCTTACTGGACTAATGTTGTTCCAGTAGGTAGTAACTTTATTTCAGGTTCAGGTGATGCATTCACTCAGTATTGGGCAAACTACATTAATGGTTTATATGATGTTGATGCCCGTAAATTAACTTGTAATGTTTATTTAGCACCTAATGAGGTACAAGCTATTGCACTTAATCAAAAAGTATTTATTGATGGTCTGTACTATAGAATTAATAAAATTTCAGGTGCTAACCTAACACGTAGAGACTCAGTTGAGGTAGAACTTATTAAAACAATTGCTCGTCAATTAACATTCCCACGTAGACGAATTACTAACACAGGTACTGGAATATCTAGAGATGTTCAATTCCAAGGATATAATCCTAATGGTGGAGGTAGATACGTTGATTTTAATACTGGAGAAGCAGTTGATGATTTTAATACTTTAGCTCAAGCAGGACCATTAGATGGTCTAAAAGTATATCAGACAGGATCAGGTTCAGGTTCTGTAATATGGAACTATGAAGCACCTGTTATTCCTATTCTACAACAAACCTTAATAGGTACAAACCAAGTAGCTTCTGATTCATCTAAAATATTAGCATTAGGTAGTAAAAATACTATTGCAGAATCTGTTTCTACAGCCACAGCATTAGGTCAACAAAATAGTGTTGAAAGTAATGTAACAAATGCTTTTATTGTAGGACAACAAAACACTATTGGCTCTACTTTAAGTAATGTTCAAGTTGTAGGTGGTTCTGGTAATAGTATAACAGGTAGCTATAACGTTAATAACTCAATTATCTCTAGTACTGGCTCGTATATGTCCAATGCTGATTATTCCGTTATAATAAACGGGTATAATGCGGGATTAGTGGACAGTGATGTAACTACATTAATCAATTCTCATGAAAATGAAGTAGTAATTAATGGTAATGGTCATACTGTAATAGGACTTAATTACGAAGGTAATGGTTTAGATTTACTTAATACTCGTAATAATTCAAATTACTTAGGAGACACTTATTTAGGTGGAGCATTATTTGGTGTATACCAAAATATACTTATATCTGCTAGTGCCAATATAGATTTATCTAGTACAAATTATAGACATGCCCCTATCTTTATTTTTGATTGGTCTGGTACTACTATAAATTCTGGTTCGGTGACATTACCTAATGCTTCTAATAATGATTACAAACAAGTAATCTATGAATTTAAGAATCAAGGTACTACTGGTGGAGTTAGATTATTACCATTTAGCGCTGGGCAAAACATTGATGGAGCTACAAGTTATTTGATGGGAAGTACTTATGACTATGTGAGATTAATTGCTAGTGGTTCTCAATGGCTTAAATTAAATTAAAAGTCTATTCCCATATAAAAAATATTTATAGAATATGGCAGAAGCAATAGTTAATATAGGGGCGAATACCTCCCAGGCAACAGCAGCAGTAGACCAACTTAATAATACATTAGGTCAAACAGGAACTGCTACAAAAGCTGCCAATGCTGATACTGAAAAATTAACCAGTAATTTAGAAAAACAAGAAGCAACCATTAAGATTTTAGATGGTGCTGTTAATCTATTAGGTGGTTCAATTGAATTAGCTGCAGGCGCTGCAATTGGTTTAGGATTAGCCTCAGAAGAAGATACAAAACAATTTGAAGCAGCAGCATTAGGTGCTATTGCATTTGCTGAGGGTGCAAAACGTACATTAGACGGTGTAGTTAATTTAACAGAAGGTATTACTAAATTTGGTGGTGCCCAAAAAATTGCTACAGCATTCACTACAGCATTTGGAGTAGCATTAAAAGTAGCAATGGGTCCTGTTGGTATTGCTATTGCTGCTATTGGAGCCATTACAGCAGCCATTATACTATTAAAAGATAAATTTGAGATAGTAAATAAGGTAGCTGAGTTCTTTGGTAACGCCTTTACTAAAATAGCCGAAGCAGTAGGATTAGCAGCTACAGCAGAGGAAAAATTTGCTAAAGCACAAGGTGAAGCTGCCAAGGAAAGTGAATTCCAGCTTAAATTATTGAAGGCACAAGGTGCTGGATTTGAGAAATTAGCTGAGGCAGAACGTAAATTGCTTACTGAACGAGTTAACTCATTTAAGGCAGGTACTGAGGAAAGAAAAAAAGCAGAACAAGAATTACAAATCTTTGAAGCCCAAGTAATTACTGATAGAGAAGAAGCTCAAAAAGCAGCTAATGAAAAACGTAAAGCAGCTGAAGAGAAAGCTGCACAAGAACGTTTTGATATTCTAAATAAGGAACTTCAAGATAGAGAAGCTAGACTTAAAGCATATGAGGATGCTAGAATAGCTAAAGAAACAGCTGCCCGTGCTCAAAGTATTTCAGATGCTCAATTCTTAGCTGATTATGAAGCAGAACAAGATAAAGAGGCATTTGATGCTGTACTTGCTAATCTAGAGAAAAGAAAAGCAGCGGGTCAAAAACGTGTTGATGATGCTCAAAAAGTAGCTGATGCCTTAAAAGCAGTTGAAGATTTTAATGTTGCAAACGTACAAAGTGGTATTGCAGCCCTAGGATCATTATTTGCTGAAGGTACAGCAGCAGCCAAAGCAGCAGCCATTGCAGATATTGCTATTAATACTGCCTTAGGATTTATTCAAGGTTTAGATATTGCACAAAAAACATCTAAAGCAGCAGGTCCTGGAGCAGCATTAGTATTCCCACTTTTCTATGCTTCACAAGTAGCAGCAGTATTAGCAGCAGCAAATAGCGCAAAACAAATTTTAGCAACTACACCAGGTGGAGCAGGTGGAGGAAATACTCCAAGACCAAATATCCCAGGAACACCAAGTATTAGTAATGTAGGATTCACAGGTACTTTACCAGGTACTGAAACAACTCCAGCATTTGGTATTCAATTAGGTAGACAAGAACCAGTTAGAGCTTATGTTGTAGCTCAAGATGTATCTAATGGTCAAGAAGCTAATGCTGCTATTAGACGCAGACGTCGTTTAGGTCCAGGATAACATAATATTTATTGTATATATGAAAATTGTAAAATTAGATATCGAAGAGAATTCATTATTAGCTGGTATTGATGCTGTTGCATTAGTTGAAAAACCAGCTATTGAAACTGATTTCTTTGCATTTGCAGCAGAACAATTTGCTGAAACTTATTCTGATTATCCTGAAGCCGCAATTGAAGCAGCTAAACAAGGTATTAAGCGTAATGAAGCAAATGATAACAAATGTGCTACCCAAGTAGGTAAAGTAAGAGCACAACAATTAGCTAATCGTGAACCAGTATCATTAGATACAATTCGTAGAATGCGTTCATTCCTTATTAGACAAAAAGATAATTATGAACTACAGCGTGACAGAAAAGCTTATGATGAGTGTGGTTATATCTCTTACTTGTTATGGGGTGGTGAAGCAGCATTACCTTGGGCTGAAAAAGTATTAAGACAAGCAGGTGAAGAATTTGCTGGTGATTACAAATCAAATAGAGGTAAGGAAGTATTCTTATTATCTTGCTCAGCTACTAAATTAGAAAAAGCAGCACCAGCTCGTGAATTATATGCTTCACCATTATTTAAGAAATCATTAGATTATGCTGAGCGTCATTGTTCCTCAGATGATAATATTGCTATCCTGTCAGCTAAACATTATTTAATACCGTTAAATACCGTTATAAAACCGTATGATATCACATTAAATGATATGACACGCGAACAGCGTAAACAATGGGCTAATACCACGTTTATCAAGATATTAGAACAATACGATATGCAGAAGGATAAATTTGTCTTTCTAGCAGGAGAAGCATACACTGAATTCCTATTACCTAAATTTAAATATAAGGTTAACCTATTGGAGGGAAAAAAGATAGGTGAGAGAATGCAATGGTTAGATAAGTACTACATCTGTTTTAATGATGATGAGTATGCAGGTGATTTGATTAGAGAGGCAATGGCTAAAATTGGTCCACGTGGTGGAGTAGTTGAATCTAAAAAAGCACCTAAATCAGATACTAAAAATCCAACCCCTAAAGGTAAGGGTACAGCTAAAGGTGAAGCAGGTACAACTCGTGGAGCTAAAGTAGATGCTAAAACAGAAGAGACATTAAAGAAAAAATCAGATGAATTTAATGAGCGCTACAAAGATAAATTAGGATATGGTGCCAATGTTGGCGCTTTAAAATCGGTTTATCAACGTGGATTAGGCGCTTATAATACCTCACGCAGCCCAGCTGTGGCTGCTGCTGGAGGTGCTAAACAATGGGCTATGGCTCGTGTTAATGCGTTTCTTTATTTGTTAAAAGAAGGTAGACCACAAAATAAAAAGTACACTACTGATTATGATTTGTTACCTGAAGGACATCCTAAAAAGGAACAATTTGAACTTATAGTATCAGCTTTACCTAATTATGTTAATGAGCCAACAGGTAAATTAAAAGTAAATGAAGGTGCTACTTATGGATTTGCCGCCATTGATGACCAACAAATGCTTGTAGGCCCATTAATGACACCTGGTAAATTGATTCCTCGTAAGGATGAAAATGACGATACTTACTATGTTTACTTTACAGAAGATAGTATCAAAAGAATTGCATACAAGGCTATGCAAGACAAAATTATTGACAGAGTAAACATTGAACATAACTCAGGTGAGAATGTAGATGATGTTTACCTTGTAGAGACTTGGTTAGTAGAAGATCCTGAAAAAGATAAAGCTACAAAATATGGTTTCAAACCAATTAAAGGACAATGGTTTGGAATGTATAAAGTAGATAACTTAGATGTTTGGGAAGGATATGTTAAGCCAGGACTAGTTAAAGGCTTCTCTGTAGAGGGCTATTTTGCAGAACAAGTAATAAAATCATAAATTATGCCAATCCCAAAAAGAAACGCAACTGAAAGTAGAGATGAATTCATCGGAAGATGTATTTCAAATCTTTCAGATGAATACCCCCAAGATCAAGCAGCTGCTATTTGCTATCAACAATTAAGAAAAGTAAATATGGCTGAGGAAACTCCTGCTATTCCACAGGAAGAAATTGATTACTGTTTAGCTATGTTAAGAGGTCAAAACCCATCTTATGTGGGACCTGGCGCATTAAAAATTTGTATCGCCAGATTGACTATAGCCAAACAGGCTCAACCGTAAAAAACGATCTAAACCGAAATTAACGATATGTATTGCCATGACGTTAATGTACATTAACCTTAATAAATAAAAAATCCTATGACATCAAAAGAACTTAAAGAACTTGTCAAGGAATATTTCAACCTAACCGAACTTACTTTTGGTGAGATCTACGACGAGAATCGTGCTTTTAAAATTGTTTTTGAAGGCGACACTCTTGAATTAGGAATGCCAGTAAAAGTTGTAACCACTGAAGGCCAGGAAATGGATGCTCCAGATGGTTTTCACAAACTTGAAAACGGTATGGAGATCAAGACAGAAGGATCTAAAGTAGTAGAAATCACTGAGGCATCTATGATGGCTGAAGAAGAAGAAACTTTAGATGGCGGTAAAAAAATCGCTGAAGTTAAGATGGCCGAGGTTGTTAAACCTGACGTAGTGGAGCAGTTTCCAGTTGAAGTACAACGCGGAGCTGAATACGAAAAGCCAATGGCACAGCAAATGGAATCTGAAGAAGACGCTATGGACAAAAAGTCTATCGTTGAAGCAGTTGCAAAAGCAGTAGCTGAGGAACTCGTAGAAATGAAAAAAGAAATGGCAGCTATGAAGGAGAAGATGGAGAAAATGTCCGCTGAACCTGCTGCCGACAAAACCCTTCCTACAGCAAAGAAATTTGCTTTAGAAAGTACCGTAGCTACCCCAGCTAATGCAGAGCGCTACGAAATGATGAAATCATTAATGAAAACCAAAAAATCTAAATAAAAATGAGCTTAAACGTATCAGCCCTATCGGATTTTAACAACCAGATCGCTGGTGAGTTAGTCCTTAAAATGGTATACGGTGGTAGCACTATCGAGTACGTAACTGTACAAGAGGGTGTTAAATACCAAGAGCCAATCAATCTATTCGAAGTATCTTTGTACATCAACAACGGTACTTGTGTTAGCACTGCATCTGGTTCAGCCACCTTTACTCAACGTAACATCACAGTATGTCCACGTACTTCTTTCGACGCTATCTGTTTGAAAGATCTTGACAAAAAGTACCTAGGTATCTCTTCACTTGAGCGCGGCTCATACAACGAGACTTGGGCACTTGCAAATGCTTACTCTGAGCTATTGGTTAACCAATTCCAGAAAGCTAACGACCAATTCCTTTGGTTACAATTATCTGGTTCAAATTCTACCTACGGTGGTACTTGCGAAACTTCAGGTCTTAAGTACATCATCACCGGTTCAACTTCAGGTGTTGTAGTACCAAATGACTTCACTGGTTCATTCACTGCTGCTAACGCTCTTACTAAGATGGATGGCGCTATCGCTGGTCTTTCTTCTGATGTTGCTGACCGTGATGACTTAACTTTCTTTATGAGTGTTGCTAACTTCCGTAACTACGTAAGCGCACTTCGCTCTGCTAATAACTTCTACTTTGATCCTTCTAGCATCACTAACCGTGGTGGTATCTTGGAAATGGCTTACCCATTCCAACCAGGTATTAAGGTTGTAGGTACTGTAGGTCTACAAGGCACTGGCCGCGTAGTACTCGGACCTGCTAAACAAATCGTAGTAGGTACTGACCTATTAAGCGACTTCTCTGAATTCCAACTTTGGTACGATATCAATACTGACACTCTTCGTCACCGTATCTCTACCAAGTTAGGTGTGAATATCGCTTACCCTGAGTTCTGGGTTTCTAACGACCAGGCCTAATCAATACGTGTGTTTGAGGGGGGTTGTAAGACCCCCTACCAAACCAAAATTCACTAAAAAAACTTAAACCAGAAATACTATGTCTTGTGATATAACTTCAGGATTTACCCTCGGTTGTCGTGACAACGTGGGTTCAATCAAACAAATCTACATCCTATCTGGTTCTGTTACTAACGTCGTTGACGCAAGTGAAGGATTGATTAACGCAATCACTGGTTCAGGTGTTTTCTATACTTTTGAATTATTCCGTGAGACTTCAGATTACGCCGAAACCGTGACTGTAGCTCCTGAAAACGGAACAGTAGTTTACGAACAAACCGTAAACGCTGTATTCTTTAAAATGCAGACTTCACTTAGAAACCAGATTAAAGTTTTAGCTCAAAACCCAACAATTCGTATGATTGTTGAGACTAACAACTCAGGTAATACTTCACAATACGTTTACGTAGGTGAGGAATACGGAATGCAGTTGTTAACTTCAGCAGGAGGTACAGGTACATTGTTTGGTGATCGTAACGGCTATACTTTAACTTTCACTGGTAGAGAACCAAACCCAGCAGCTTTCATTTCAGCCTCTAACGAGACTCAATTGTTAGCTCGTCTTAGTGGAATTACAATTTCCTAAAAAATAAAAACCGAGAATTGGGTTGTGGATTGCCACAACCCTTTCTTGGTATCTATATAGACTATGTTCCAGTTAAATAAATCAGAAGCAGTTAATACTATAGCTTTCTATCCGAATGAATTAACAACGGGTAGTGCTATTATTTTAGACTATACTCAGTCTTATAGTAATACAGTTACAGGTAGTTTTACTGCAAGTGTAATATCAGATCCCCAAAATACTCCTTGGATTATAGCTCAATTTAGCGGGTCTTCACTCCCAAGTGCTTCTGGTCAGTATGATTTCAATATATTTGAACTTATACCAGCTGGAGCTTTAGTTTGGAACACTACAAACACACAATGGCAGTTAACTAATTTCACTTGGAATGCTGCTACTACATTTACTAAAGGTGATCAATTAAGCGTTGATAGAGCTCTTATTTCGGGCAGTGACGTAACACCTATTAAGGAATATGTATCACCGAACGAAAACGCACGTTACAAAGTTTACCTAGGATAATATGGAAAAACAATTTAAATTTCAAACACTAAATAAGATAGAATCTGATCGTCAGTTTCCTACTGAAAAGTCTATGAAAGGCTTTATTCAGTATGGTCTATATAATGACTTTCCTGAGTATCTTATTTACTTGTTTAATAACTCAGCTATCAATAACACTGCAATTCACGCAACAGTAGAAGCAGTAGTTGGTGAAGGTTTAGTATGTACTGAATCACATTTGTTAGATGAGGCAAATAATGAGGGAGAAAGCTGGAATGATATCTTTAAAAAAACAGCCCTCGATTATAAATTATATGGTGGCTTTGCTTGGGAAGTAATATGGTCAAAAGACCGTTCTAGAATCGCTGAAATTTACCATATTGATTTCTCTTGGCTACGTGCTAAGGAAAAAAATGAACGTGGTAAAATACCAGGTTATTACATTAGTGATGAGTGGGCTGAAAAGTACCGCTTTGGAGGTACTGGTGGTTTATACAACCAGGCTGCCTCAACTGGTATAACTCCAGATCTACCATTCTTACCTGTTTTTAATGCTAAAAGAAAAGAAACAGAACCAAAACAAATTTTTGTTTATAATCCTTATCGTCCAGGTCAGCGTTACTATCCTCTTCCAGATTATGTAGGAGCATTAAGAGTAATTGACTTAGATTCAGAAGTAGATAATTTCCATATCTCAAATATTAAGAATGGTTTAGCACCATCTTTAGCTATTACTACTTTTACTAATGCTGATCCTGATCAAAGAAATGAAATTGAAGCAATGCTTCGTTTGCAATATCAAGGATCAGGTAACGCAGGACAATTAATGTATATGGATGTTGATTCACCTGAGAATGCTCCTGTGATTACTCCTATTAATGGTAACGGATCAGATGATTACTATATCGCGATTAATGATATGGTAAAAGAAAAAATATTAACTGCCCATAGAATTACCTCACCAGAGATTTTTGGTATTATGACTCCAGGTAAATTAGGAGGTAAAGATGAGGTAACAGATGCTTACCTATTATTCATCAACACAGTAATTCGCCCTTATCAACAAACCCTACTGGCTGAAATTGAGAATTTCTTACATTTAATGTTCCCAACAGCAGGTGAATTTTCAGTAGGTGTACAGCAATTAAGATTATTTAACGATGGCGAGACTGAAGTAGATGTTGTAACTTCAGTAGAATCAGAAGCAGGTGAAGATAGAGTATTAGAAGCTGAAATTGAAGCAACTGATCAACAATTAGAAAACGACGAATTAGCAATCCTATGACAACTACATTAATAATTTCAGAAGAAAAGTTGCGTGAATTCACCGACATCAATGACAACCTAGATTTTAAGTTGTTAATGAATGCTGTTCGTGAAGCTCAAGACATTTATCTACAACGCCTTACTGGTACTTCCCTTTATGAGTATATATTAGCTGAAATTGATGCTAATACTTTAAGTGGCAATTACCAAACTTTGGTTGATGATTTTATTCAACCATTCTTGATTTACGCTTCTTATTGGGAAGCATTAGACGCAATCTACACTCGCCCAAGAAATAATGGCCTATTACAGCCAACAGGGGGTGAAAATAGTGAAAAAGCAGACGGTACTTGGTACAATAGAAAACGTGAAGCTGTAAATAATAAAATGCAATATTACAGTGAGCGTTTAACTAACTACTTGATTCAAAATGAATCACAGTTTCCACAATTGAATGATAACGGACCATTCTGGAAACAATATCCAGACTATGGATCAGGCTATAAATCACCAGTTGTATTTAACAGAACTACAAGATCATACCACTTAGGAGGAGCATTAAATGCTGGATTACGTTTAGCAGATTCTCGTTATCCATTTATGCCTTATGGTAGTGATGTTTTTTATCCAGGACCTAGACCTTGCTAATTAAAATAATATGGGACAAAATTTAACAGGACAAACAATTGCCTCAACGTATGAGGATCTAGTACAAATCTCAGGTAGCATTTTAACTGATGGTACTGGTTCAAACATTACCAATTTAACAGTCACTTCCTCATTTGCTACTACAGCATCATATGCTTTAAATGCTGGTGTAACAGTTAATACAGGATCATTAATGGTCACTGGTAGTGCTACAAATAACGTATTAACCTTTACTAAAGGTGATGGTAGTACATTTAATTTAACAGTTGATACAGGTTCAGCTGTAACAGTTAATACAAGTAGCTTGTTAGTAACCGCGTCTATAAGCGATGCTACTATCACATTCACTAAAGGCGACGCATCCACATTTGGTATTACAGTTAACAACGTAGTAAACGCGAATTCTGCAAGTGTAGCAACTAGTGCTTCATATGCCCTAACTGCTTCTTACGCTGAGAATGTAACACCAATTAACACTGGTTCATTCTATGTTAGCTCATCTGTAAACAATGCTACTGTTACCTTTACACAAGGTGATGGTACAACAGAAGCAGTCACAGTTAACAACGTAGTAAACGCGACTTCAGCTTCATTTGCTACTACAGCTTCTTATGCATTACAAGCATTAAGTGCTTCATACGCACCTTCATCACCTGCTTTTCCATACACAGGTTCAGCAATAATTTCAGGTTCATTAATAGTAACTGGTTCTATTAATGTAACTGGAAGTGATATAACAATAGCGCAAGGGAGTAATTTAGTGACCCATCACGTTAAAGCATTAGCTGTTAATGGTGTTGAAATATTAAATAATGCTGGGGGTGTTGTTAGTCTATCAGGTGCTGGTGGAGGTACAGGTACTACATTTTATGGACAAATAAATGCTACTGCAATATCTGCTTCTAGCTTTATAAGCTCATCTCAATTTGTAGGTAACTTAAATGGTACTGCTTCACACGCAGTGAATGCAGACACAGCCTCATTAGCTCAAAATATTGTACCTGGTTTATCTCCAACATTTACAAATGTTACAGTAACAAATGATCTAACAGTTAACGGAACTGCCTCAATTGCAGTACTTAATTATGTTACAGGCTCAGCAACTTATATTGGTGATTCATTTGTAGTAGTGAACACAGATTTACCTGCTCAACGATATGCAGGTTTAGCAGTATTTGATTCTGGTTCTTCACCTCAATTCTCAGCATCTTTAGAATGGGATGGTGAGGATGATATATGGTTACTTAAGGAAGAAACCGGTAATACTTCAGTTATATTAACTGGTCCTACAGGAAGTAAAGGAGCGGAAATATTCCCAACTCAAAATAAATTACAAAAAGGATTAGGTTATAACTACTTAGGTGATTCTTCAATCACTGATAATGGTACTACAGTATCTATTAATTCAAATACTGAAATAACAGGATCATTAAAAGTAACAGGTGGTGTGACCGCTAGTTTAGAGGGTACCGCTTCATTTGCTACTTCAGCCACTTCAGCTTCATATGCTTTAACCGCTTCATTTGCTCAAAATGTAACCCCAATTAACACAGGTTCATTCTATGTTAGCTCATCTATAACTAACGCCACTATTACCTTTAATCAGGGTGACGGTACAACAGAAGCAGTCACAGTTAATAACGTAGTAAACGCGACTTCAGCATCATTTGCTATAACAGCATCACACGCTCTTAATGCTACTCCTTCAGGTTTTGTATCTGGTTCTTCACCTAACTCAATGAAGAATGCTAATTTCTTAGTTACTACTCCAGCTACTGCTTCAGGTACTGGTTCAATTGCAATTGGTAATAATGCAAGATCATTTGCTGATTTTTCAGTAATGATTGGTGATAGTACTCAGAACTATGATTCAGCTAGACCAAACTCAATAGCTATTGGTAGAAATGCTAGTACTGCTCAAAATACAATTGCTATAGGTTGGGGAGCTACTGCTTTATCTGATAGTACAGTAGCTATTGGTAGAGACACAAGTGCTAATGCCGATTTTAGTGTGGCAATTGGTCAAAATGCTAATGCTAATGATGGTGGTCTTTCAACTAAAAGACAAGTTGCTATTGGATTTGATGCTAAAACAAGACACGAAGGTGAAATAAACGTTGGTAGAAGATTCTTCTTTAACTCAGGTAGTAGTGGTGAAATTGAATTAAGAGCTAATTCTAGAGTATCAGGTAGTCTAAATGCTAGTGGAAATATAGCAACTACAGGATCCTACTTAAGAGTATCTGGTTCATTTAGTGGTTCAGCAATTGATAATATTACTGATGTTTACACTACAACACCAGCAATTGAACACGTAGTTAGTTTAACTCAAGCAGAATACAATGCTGTAAGTGCTTCAGCAAATGGTGATACACTTTATTATATTACAGATGCCCCATCATTTGTAACAAGTGCTTCATTTGCAGCTACAGCTTCATATGTTTTAAATGCAGTAAGTGCTTCATTTGCTACTACAGCTTCATTCTATAGTTTAGCTAATGTTGATCAAGATGTAGTGATTACAGGATCAGTTAGAGGAAATGTAGGTGCGTTAAGTATTTCAAGTAATACTGCTTCAATGGACTTAAGTACAGGTAATTTCTTTACATTGACCTTAGTTTCAGGAAGTAATACTTACATTAATCCTTCAAATATAGCGGCTGGTCAAACTATTAATTTATTAGTTAGTACAACTGGATCTGGTACAGTATCATTCCCATCTTCAGTTAAACAAGTATCAGGTTCATCTTATGTACCTACAACTACAACTTCAAAAGATATTATAACATTTATCTCATTTGATAATACTAGCTTATACTTAAGTAACGTTAAAAACCTAGTTTAATGTCATTTTATACACCATTTGCTTTTGTAAAACAAGCAGCAGCAGTAGGTCCTTATGTCCCTCAAAATGCTGAGGTAGAAGATTGGGTTATTGCTACAGGAATTGCAACAGATACATTAATTGAAGCTGTTGATGATTTTGTGACAGGATGTAAAGATGATGGTATTTGGACTAAATTCAAAGCAGTTTATCCTTTTGTAACTGATTCTACAGACACAGCCACTATTAAAGATCAATTTAAGTATAACTTAGTAGATACAACTACATTTACTTTATCTTATACTGGTAGTAGTACTGTAGGATATGGTGGTTATACAAATGGTGGGGCTGGATCTATGATTGGAACAGGATTTGTTCCTACTACTCATTTAGCTAGTGTAAATAGTATTCATATGTCTATATACACAACCTCAGGTAACCCAGGAACAGATGTTATTGACTTAGGTGGTGGTGTAGATGACTACTCTTATATAGTCTGTGGTAGAGACTCAGGTGGTAATACTAATCAAGCTTTAACAGCTATAGTAGCTGGTCAATTTGCTGGAGCTACTGGGCAAACTATTTTTACAGGATTATTTGTAGGAACTTATGCTAATCCAACTATTGAAAGTTACAACACTAGATTATGGAGAAGAGGTAGTATAGTTCAAAATGATACAGGTACAGGTGGTCCAGCTAATGGACAAATGGGTATAGGTACTTTTTACTATGGTAGTATTATTAATCCAACATCTAAACAGTATCAATTTGTAAGTTTTGGTAGTCATATGGATTCTACTGATGTATCTAACTTTACTACCAGAGTAGATGATTTACAAACCGCAGTAGACGCAATTTACTCAACATCAAGAGCAGTAGCATAATGGGACAAACATACTTAGGAAATACAGCATTAAACCAAGTTTGGTTAGGTAATACCCAAATCAATACAGGCACTGTAGCTTATTCAGTTCCAACTTCAAGCCTATATGCCAGATATGATGCTTCAAATAATGCATCATATCCTGGTACAGGTACAACTTGGTATGATTTATCAGGTAATGGTAATAACTTAAGTTATCAAGTAGGAGATTCAATTACTTATAGCTCAGCTTTTGGAGGTATATTCAATTGGAGTGGTGGAGGAACATTTTATCGTGCAGCTGGTTCAACATTTAATAGTGGTAGTCAACTATCTATGATGGTTTGGTATAGAGATTATGCTCTTACAGCTCAAACACAAAATGTGTTAATGCTTTTTAGCAATGGAACAGCTAATTTAGAAACTCGAAGAGATATCAGTAGTACATTTTATGGTCCTTATGGTTATGTTTATTATAATGGTATAGGAATAATTGATTTTGACCAAACAAATCGTACTTCAGCTTCATATTTAAATAAATGGCATTTTTTAGCTATAGTATCATCAACTACATCAACTAGAATGTTTTTTGATGGTGAATATTTTTACTCACCTTTTTCAGGTTCTTCTTTAAATATGGCTACCACAACTCCTGAATTAGCTATTCTAGATACTAGTAATTTTTCAGGATCAGTAGGTGAAGCTGCTTTTTATAATAGAACATTATCTAATAGTGAAGTGTACAATTATTATAATGCCACAGCTTATAGATACCAAGTATAATAAACTAGCGTAAGCTAGCTATTTTTTCTCTATTAACTGGGATTGTCTAAGGAGAGGTACCAATAGGTGCCTCTTTTTTATTCAAATTTGTTACTTTAATGCTTTTGACATATATTTATAAATAGCACTAAAATATAAATGTCATATGCCTAAAAAATTATACCCCCAATTACAAGGTCTAAAAGGAAAAGAATACGCTAAAGCCTATAATAGACTAACTAGAGAAATACAAGAATGGAGATCTAAAGAATTACATAATGCTCTACCTTCAGATGCGCGTTTAATTCCGGATTATCCTACTTATTACGCAACTCCAAATGGAGAAATATGGCGTGATACGACTTTAGAACCTACCGCTATTAAACACGGGAAAAATCGAGTTGTAAAAATTAAAGATAGATACAACCCATCTTGTGGATATCATCAGGTACAACTATATCAAAATGGTAAACGTAAATTATGTTATGTCCATCGTTTAGTTCTTCTAGCATTTAAAGGTTATCCAGATCAACCTGGAATGGAATGTCATCACATTGATATAAATACTTCAAATAATTGTATTAGTAATTTAGAATGGGTGACAAGATTAGAAAATATGAGATATGTTTCCTATGAAAGACGATCAGTTAGTAAAAAGAAATATGGTACTGGTAGAAAATTCTCAGATAGTAAATGGGGATCATTTAGAAAACAAATTACTGATTTAGTTGATGCTGGACTAGGTAATAAAGCCATCAGTGAGAAATTAGGTGTTCCTGTTTCAACTGTTCAGTTTCATAAAAAAATGTACAAAAGATATTCTTAAGCTTGTTACTTTAAGGATATCCTGATATATTTATGTATGACGGTTTGACTCCGGCTGAGAAGGAACAGTACCATCTAAGCATCACCAGCCCAGAGTAATTAACTCTCCGTCAAGGTTGCCGCCAATGCAAATAGCATCAGGCCTTGAAATGTGTAAACCCTCTATAATACTAGCCTAAGAGAGCTAGGGGTGAAATTCCCACGGGATAGAGAATAAGCACAAAGTAAAAAAATGCAAAAGATATTTTTTATACCCGGGCTATCTCTCTGCTTAATTAGATTTCGCTTTATTAGATTTTTTACTTATATTATCACTATGAGAAACAAACGCGATAAAAAGTATACTTGGGAAACGTATAGTAAATCTGCTCTTCGTAATCAACAACAAAAGACTAATACTGTATCTCAAATACACTCAGTACCAGATCATATTAAGTATCCATTCTTTAACATTAATGGAGTGCTATTAAAAGGTAAACATAAGGGTAAAAAATTAACTGAGGTACCTATTGATTACTTAATTTGGATGGTTGATAATGTTTCTTTAACTCCTAATCAACTTCATACTCTTTCCTTATTGATCTAACTCTCACACTATTCCTGGCGTATGTATAATAGAATAATTATATTGGGAATATGATTTTAAATGAGAAAATAAATAGATGGTTTAGCCAACATTTCTCTCATCTTCAGAACGAGGTGAAAACTAAGATTGCTGTGGATGGGATGAAAGAATATGCTGATGATCTACTATCAGTTTGTACTGAATCATTCCTCACTAAAACTCCAGCTCAGAAACAACAGATGCTGGATGATGATAAGATTGAGAACTATATCCTATACTGTTGTGGATTCCAAATTCGTTCAGGTAATTCACCCTTCTACAATCAATTCAGAAAACATAAGATGAGATCTAGATCAGGAATGGTAGAATTTGAAAATACTCCATTCACCCCAGATCAACAAATAGAAGATACAGAACTATACCAGTGCTATAAGCAAACTAGAAGTGAGCTACATTGGTACTATAACAAACTTTTATCTATGAAATGGGACGATGATTTAACTTATAAACAAATTAGAGAAAAAACAGGTATTACTCTAAACTCAATTCAGAAAGATATTTCATTAGCCTATAACATTATTAGAGAAAGATGTCAACATTGTATATAATATTACTTGTTTTACTTACCGTTATATTAAACGTTTCTATAACGTGGGCAACGCCATTAGTGAAGAATAAATGGTATGCGTTTAAAAGCGATATTAAACGCGCTTTAGAACATAAACCAAGTAAGATAGAACTACGTTTAGATGAATTTGATAAACAATTAGATAATTTATCTCGTAGAGTTAAAAACGTTAACGATCAAAATAGAGATCTGATTCGTAAAGAGGTAAGAGAATATTTAACACAATTAAAATCAAAATAATATGGGACTAACATTTCAAACAGCAGAAGAACGTAATCCAATAAATGTAGCACCTCCAACACCACCAGTTGATCCTTGTGCTACCATTAAGGAGGAAAGAGATTTACTTAATCAATTTATTGAGGAGACTGGTCATGCCATTACTTATGATTTATGGAAAGATGCTAAGACGGAGGTAGAACGTCTACAAAAACTAGCAATTGAGAATAACGGATTCGAGGAAATACAATGATTCAGGTATTAGGATTAGCTTGTATAGCTTTATTATTTGTTAAGTATTTCTCTCCAGTTCAACCACTACGTAACTGGATTGTAGATAAACTAATTCATTGGATGGTAACTAAAAATTGGAATTGGTTATTCTATCCTATACAGATACTATCGTGTCCTTTTTGTTTTAGTTTCTGGTTAACTTTGGGTTTAACGTTATCACTCTATAAGGCCGCCATAGCTAGTGTTATAACAATGGTAGCGCTTTATACCGTGGAATCTTTAATGAAATATTTGGGTGATGAAGGAAAGAAAGCCTAAATACTTTATATATCATCATCCTACTTACCAATGGAAAGATGGTAGTATAGGTAAAATTGGAGTAACAGATAATATAACCCGTAGAGCAAAACAATATGGCCTAGAAGATTTAGATATAATTGATACAGAAACTTGTGCTAAACGAGCAGGTGAAAAGGAAATTGAACTACAAAAATATTATGGATATCCAGTAGACAGGAAGGCATACCATAAGGTAAAAAGAATGGCAACTAAACGAAAGAAAAAAAATGGTACAGAATCTAAGTAGAGAAGATATAGACTGGTTATTGAATAACTACAATAAAATCAGACAATATGGTAAGGTAAATAGTTGGATTGATGATCACGTACGTGCATTACAACTATTAAAAGGAAATTGGAATAAACCAGGTTGCAATTATGAATACGCAGCAACAGCCCGCATTGCAAACTCAGTATATGAACAATATGAACTCGAATTA